CTTATCGCTAGCGTAATGCTAGTGATTCACCAAAGAGGAAATCGTAATGAAATCCCCCAGGGTTGCGTCGCTTCTGCGAGTCAATAACCTGCTCAAGGCGCGTTCGTTTACTACTTACGTACGTTTTCTTGAGGAGTTATTCGGTTCTACTAACTTTCCTAAGAAAGATGATTTCCTTCAGCTTTTGTTAAAGAAGGATTTCACCGGACTTATTGAGTTAGCTGATTCGGTTTCGTCGACAGTGTATCCGACGGCCAGGGAACATCGCTTGGCGAATCAGGTATGTGCAATTATCAGGAAGTATCCTTATCCTCCCGGGGTCGTTAGTCTGGACCCTAGGAAGAAGGCACTTGAAACGTTTCATAAGGCGGAGCATCGCTGCAAACGCCTCAATCAACGTTTCCGAGCGTTTAATAAACGCTCCCCTGACGAGTCATATCTTTCTGATATGCGCTCGTGGATCAGTTATACTCTTGGTGATTTCGATTACCAAGATCTGTTCCTTAACTGCAAGTACGGACCGGGCACTTCTATCGGAGTTACCGGAAGCAAGACTAGCTTGGGACGTAAGATGTTAGCCCCTCGCTGGTCGGTAACGCCGAGTGCAATTAACATTGCTAAGGCAGCACTGAAGATTGATCCTCTGTTCTTTGAACTCCTTTGTAAGGGGCCGAAGTCAGAGATCTTCAGTTTTGATCCGCATTTGTTCGATAAGAACTATGCGGAGAAGCTAAGCATTGTTAGTTATAACAAGATTGCATTTGTGCCGAAGACCGCGAAGACCGAAAGGACCATCGCGGTCGAGCCACTACTAAACGGTTATCTGCAACTCGGTGTTGAACACCTTCTTCGGTCAAGATTGAAGAGGGTGGGCATCGATATTACAGATCAGTCCAAGAATCAGGTTCTCGCCCGCGAGGGCTCCCTGTACTCTGAAGACCCTTGGGTTACTATAGATCTCTCTGCTGCTAGCGATAGCATCAGTACGGAGCTATGTCGTAACCTTCTGCCGCCAGACTGGTTTTATTTATTAGACCAGCTTAGGTCAAAGTCATATAAACTTAATGGTACCTTTGCTCAGTACCATAAGTTTGTGACTATGGGTAATGGCTTCTGTTTTCCCCTTGAAACCCTTTTGTTTGGGGCTGCATGCCACGCCGCTGCGAAAGCAGCTGGTCGTAAACCCGAATTCTCGGTCTACGGTGATGACATTATTTGTCGTCAAAGCGTGTCATCTACCCTAATTACGCTTTTGGGCGTAATGGGGTTTCGAGCGAATCTCGATAAGACCTTTCTTTCTGGGCCTTTTAGAGAGTCGTGTGGGGCAGACTGGTTCGAAGGTGAAGATGTACGTCCCATCACTCTTGATTACGCTTTCGATTCAGTTGAAAGCATCTTCAAGTTTGTGAACATCTGTGGGTCGAAAGGTGTCTGGAGAGATACCTTTAGTCAGGCTAACGATTTTCTCGTTTCCCTGATACCTCCCGAGGTCCTATTCACTCGCCCTTATAAGGGTAATGTGGATACTGCTCTGGAGGTTCCCCTCGATGTCTTCATGGCCAGTCCATTTGCGAGATGGCGTAGAGATACGCAATCTTTCTCTTGGTACGAAGTCGTGAAGACTCCAGCGTTTGATGTTACTCTGCTGGAGGTCACAGGGTATTCTACTGCCCTGATGGCGGGCGCTTTGACGGGTATTAAATCCCGCTATAGGCACTTTGTCGAAGATAACTCTTCAAGCCCGTTCACCGTACGTCGAAAGACGTGCACAAAGATACGACGTCAGTCGTATTCCGGCTCGACAAGTAATTGGAGGCCGGCCTCGATCCAGAAATTGGGTCGAGATTTGTAATTTCCTTTCTTTGGCGCAAGCCAATGTAGGGTAAGTTACTGGAGGTCCTGACTTTGTCTAGGACATAACAAGA